AGCGTGCGCGGTGCCGATGGCGGGAAGCTGCTCAAGGCGTTCATCGATGGCTTCACCACCACCGAGCGGCAGCGCCTAACAGGCGCGATCCGGCAGGGCTTCTTCGAAGGCCAGACCAACTTCCAGATCATCAAGAACATTCGCGGTACCAAGGCGCTCCAGTACAACGACGGCATCCTGGCCACGACAAACCGCAATGCCGGCGCCATCGTGCGGACGGCGGTGCAGCACGTCGCCACCCAGGCGCGCATGGAGACGCTGAAGGAAAACAGCGACGTCGTGCAGTCGGTGGAGTGGGTCAGTACGCTGGATTCGAAGACTACCAGCCAGTGCCGGACGCTTGACAAGCGCCGGTTCAAGCTGACGGAGGGGCCCCGACCGCCGATCCACATCAACTGCCGCTCGACGGTGGTTGCTGTGACGCGCTTCAGCGCCTTGTTCGCCAAGGACGCCACGCGGCCATCGATCGGTGACCGCGGGGCCCAGCAGGTGAGGGCAGACCTCAGCTACTACGACTGGCTCACGCAGCAGCCGGCAGCGTTTCAGGACAAGGCCATTGGCCCGGTCCGCGCCAAGCTATTCCGCGAAGGCGGCCTGAGTATCGAGCGATTTTCCGAGCTGCAGCTTGATCGAAACTTTTCACCTCTGACCCTCGTACAGATGAAGGCTCTTGAGCCTCTGGCGTTCGAGCGGGCGGGAATAATTTAAGTGTTTGGTGTAGCATCACTTCGCCACTAATCTAGAGTCACAAGGAAGCGAAGAATGACCGAGCATTATCATTACTCTGAGAAACTGGAACCGGTACAGGTAGACCTTAACGCGCAGACTACGGAGCAGTTCACGAAAAACTATGCGCAAACCACGCTCAACACCTATGAATTGACTGACGAGCAGGCGCAGGAGATATACAACGCTGGAGTTGGGACTGGTAACGCTTACGATGGTAACTGGGTTCCAGCACGGGTAGCCCATATCAACGGTGAAGTGGTTATCCGTCTCAAGCTTCGCGACACTACGGCCTACACAGTGCTGCCTTTCACCCGGTAGCGCCTTACCAACTCTGAATACCTTTAAGCCCAGCTAATGCTGGGCTTTTTTATGCCCGCAGGCAGGGCCTGCACCTAAGTCTCTGGGAGACAACCAATGCTGAAATTCCAACTGGATACCCTGGAAGGGGTGGATGAAGCCGTGCGCGCTCTTTACACCGAGAAGGACGGCAAGTTCGTACTCGGCATTGAAGGTCTGCCGCAACAAGAAGATGTCACCGGCCTGAAGGCCAAGGTTGATGAGTTGCTCGGCGAAAAGAAACTGGCCGAGAAGAAAGCCCGCGAGGCAGAAGAGCTGGCCCGCACTGAGCGTGAAGAAGCCGCTCGCAAATCCGGCAACGTCGAAGAGCTCGAACGTTCCTGGTCTGAAAAATACACCCGCCGCGAAGCTGAGCTGAACGGCTTGCTGGAACAGGAGCGTGGAACGCTGAGCACTCAGATCCGGGATCTGACCGTCGGCCGTACCGCTACTGACATCGCGTCTGCCCTGGCAATCCCAGGCAGCGCCAAAGCCCTGTTGCCGCACATCGAACGCCGTCTGAGCGTCGAGCAGCGCGACGGGAAGCCTGTTGTGGTCGTCCTCGACCAGCAGGGCAAGCTCTCCGCAGCAACGCTGGATGAGCTGAAAGCAGAATTCGCAAACGACACGGCCTTCGCGCCGCTGATCGCGGGTAGTAAGGCATCTGGCGGCGGGGCTGCTGGTGCTGGAGGTGGCGGCGGGGCCGCAAAAGGAAAAATCGGCGGCACCAAAGAGGAACGACAGGCCGCAATCGCGAGCCGGTTCCCGGATCTCCCACAATCGTAAGGAAATAACTCATGTCCCTGTCGCAAATGCAGGTTTTCAACGAATACATCATGCCGGCGACTCTCGAGACGCTGGATCAGTATCTCGCCGCTTTCAACGCCGCCAGCCGCGGCGCAATCGTGCTGTCGCCGGACGGCTTCACTGGTGACTTCCTCCAGGAGTCGTTCTTTCAGACCCTGGCCGCTGCCCAGCGCCGCGTGGATCGCTACAGCGCGAACGCCGCCGTCGCTGCCACCGACCTGACCGAGCTGAAGAACACTTCGGTGAAGGTTGCCGGCGGCTTCGGCCCGATCCGCTACGAGCCATCGCAGATGACCTGGCTGGAGCGCCCAACCGCGCAAGGTATCGAGGTAGCCAGCCGTGCGTTCGCTGAAATCCTGCTGAAGGATCAGCTGAACACCGCGATCGCCGCCCTGGTTGCTGCAATCACTGCCCAGGCTGCTGCCGTCAACGATGTGTCGGCTACTGCTGGCATCACCTACGCCGGCCTGAACAACGCCCACGCGAAGTTCGGCGACGCAAGCCAGAACCTGGTCACCCAGGTGATGCAGGGCACCAGCTACCACAAGTTGGTCGGGCAGAACCTGGCGAACCAGCAGCAGCTGTTCCAGGCGGGCAACGTCCGTGTCGTGGACATCCTCGGCAAGATCTCCGTTGTGACGGATGCCCCGGCGCTGATGCAGACCGGCACCCCGAACAAGGAAATCATCCTGTCTCTGGTGCAAGGCGCTGCCCTGGTCCACGACGGCCGCGACATCATCAGCAACGTCCAGACCACGAACGGCAAGGAGCGTATCGAAACCACGCTCCAAACCGACTACACCTTTGGCCTGGGTCTGAAGGGCTACACCTGGGACACCACCACCGGCGGCAAGTCGCCAACCGACGCCGAACTGGCGACCGGTACCAACTGGGACAAGACCGCCACCAGCATCAAGCACACCGCCGGTGTGGCTCTGATCGGTGACGCCTCCAAGTAACCCTGACAGCTGAGTCGGGCCCAGTGCCCGGCTTGGCGAGGACATGATCATGAGCAACAAAAACATCTGGTATCTGCCTGGTCCATTCCACCAGTACCAGGAAGACGTGAAGGCGCTGGCCAAGGCGAATGGCCTGCGCATCGTCGACGCAAGCGTTACCGAAAGTCGTGAAGATGCAGCAGAAGAAGTGCCTGACGTGACAGTCAAGGAGTTGCCGAAGATGCTGCTGATCGATGGTGGCAGTTCCAGCATCGATATCGAGGCCTTACGCGCTGAGCTCGAGTCTGTCGGCCTGATCGTCGAGTCATTCGCTGACCAAGCGCTGGCACGCCCAGAAGGCGAGCTTGGCCCTATCGCTGATCGCCTGTTTCAGGTGTTCGAGGCGGTGAACGCCGGCGTGGAAAGCCTCATCCGTGAGCGTGATGGCGAAGCTGAAAAGGTTAAGGCTCTGCAACTGCAGGTAGACGACCTTCTCCAGCAAGCCGCCAAGGCTCGCCTGGACGACCCGGACGCGAAGGAAATCGCCGACCTGAAGGCTAAGCTGGACAAAGCCAAGGTTCCATACCGGGCCAACGCCTCGAAAGAATCCTTGGAAAAGCTCGTCGCTGATCTGCCCAAGGCCTGATAATGCTGGCTGCCGGTGATCCAGTGGCCAATTTTCAAACCATTCCAGCGAGTTGACGCATGACACTCATCATCGAGGACGGTACCGGTAAGCCGGACGCCGAAAGCTACGCGAGCGCCGAGGACCTGGCCATGTATGCTGTGAAGTTCGGCACGGTCATCCCCGCCGGTGTTCCCGAGCAGGAAGCGCTGCTGCGCCGGGCTGCCTTGGCGATGGATGGCAAAACCTGGAAAGGCCGCAAGATGAGCAGCGAGCAGGCGTTGGCCTGGCCGCGCCGGGGTGTTGAGCTGGACTGCCAGATCAAGCCAGATAACTACCTGCCGGCACGGATCCAGTACGGCCAGATGGCCCTGGCCGCCGAGATCCATCAGGACGACATCGACCCAGTGGAGAAGCGCAAAGGCGCGGTAACGCTGGAGCGTGTCGAAGGCGCGGTAACACGCGAGTACGCGACGATCTCCAACACCAGTGGTCGGCTGATGCCGGCGGCGCCAGACCGGCCGAGTGCTACGCAGTTTGCCGACTACCTACAAAAGCGCGGGCTGTTCGCAGTACGCGCATAGACACAGCGGAGACCATCATGGCCTTTTACGACGAAATGGCCGTGATGGCTCTGGAGATGATCACAGAGTTCGGCCAGCCTGTGACCATCAGCAAGACTGTGCCGGGTGAGTATGATCCGGATATTGGCGGCGAAGCGCCGGGAGTTCCCGTCGAGCAAACCGCCCAAGGCATCCTGCTCGACTTCACTGGCCAAGAATTCCAGAACAACAGCCTCATCCGACAGGGCGACAAGAAGCTCAAGATCGCCGCGCAGGGATTGGCGTGGGTGCCGGGCCTGCTCGACAAAGTGGTCGCTCAGGGGCGCACCTGGTCAATCGTGCCGCCGCTGAAAGAGATCAACCCCGCCGGCACGCCGATCTTTTATGAGCTACAGGTGCGGTCGTGAGCGGTGCGGGCGCCGGCCAGTCCGGCAGCTTCGCCCTGAGCCTGGCCGAGTTCGCTGCTCAGACCAGCGAAGCCATCGATGCCAGCGTGCGTGAAATCATCATCGAGGTCGGCAGCAGCCTGATCCGGATGTCGCCCGTGGGCAACCCGGAGATCTGGGCGCAGAACGCAGTTGCCACCCAGTACAACAAGGCCGTCAACGATCACAACAGCGCACTGCGCAGTGACCCGGCCAACCTCACGAAGGGCGGCAGGCTCAAGAAGGGCCGCAAGCTCAACGACGGCATGGACATCAAGGCGCCAGAGGGCTATGTCGGCGGCCGGTTCCGTGCGAACTGGCACATCTCGCTCGGCGTGGTCGAGAACGTCACCTTTGACGAGGTGGACCCGAGCGGCGCCGAAACCACTGCGGCGCTGGTTGCTGCAATGAGCGACTTCACCGCCGGCCAGATGGCCTACATCATCAACAACTTGCCCTATGCCATCCCGCTGGAGTTCGGCCATTCAACCCAGGCCCCCGGCGGCATGGTCCGGGTAACTGTGGCTCGCTTCCA